GATAGATTCAAATCACATACAGACAACATTTCTGGTGTGTTGGAAATGACAGGAAGGGATTTGGATTCTGGTACACCACAATATGAAACGGCTATAGCTACTGCTGAACAGATGGTAACCCTATTATACTCTGCTGATGGTGTAGCAAATACAGTTGGTGCGTTAGGTAGTTTTACCAGTTTGTTTATCAATAAACAATTGACTGCTAATGATACTATACTTGCTGCCGATTTGTTATCGATGAATTCAGCAATATCTTATAGTGGAATACCACTACTTCCCTATTCAACTTTAGGTGGAGTGGCACTTGAAGCAATTAATTCACACATTGCAATAGCAAACACAATGATTTCTGCTCGTAGAAATCATGATTGGAATTTTTATCAAAAATCAAGAGCAATAAGTTCTGATATGGGTAAAGTTACCCAATTCAATAGTATGGGTAAAATGAGAACTGAACTTATTCAATATAAGTTGGGGACAGATGCTTTGATAGCAAATTTACAAGCACCTGTAATTCATAATTCAAATACTGGAGTGTTTGCTTCATCTACTACTATTGATACAACACCAAATGCTGATTCTATACGTGCAGCAACACTTGCCAAATCTAATTCGGCATTTGCAAATTACTATGCAACGGCATCATCGACTCAAGAAGAAGTCATTCTTGATACTGGAACTGTAGGAACAGAAAACGATATAGTCACGAACTATATCAATTCAGTAACACAAAACACTTAAAGGTTGAATAAATAGCATATGGCTACAGTTACCACAGATACAGTAAGAGACTTTAAGGATTTGGACTTATCGTTCATTCCCCATCCTGTCAAAAAGGATATCAATAAACATGTTGGTGTCAAGGCAGTTATCAACTCGATAAAGAATCTAGTCCTTACCAATCATTACGAAAAACCATTCCAACCAGAAATAGGTTCGAATGTTCGTAAACTTTTATTTGAAAATATTGATGAACTAACATCAATTGCCCTTCAGAGGGAGATATCACAAGTTATAGCAAACTATGAACCAAGAGCATCTGTCTCTAAGGTTTATGTTTTTGCTGATTATGATAATAATGGATTCAATGTGGAGGTTGAGTTTTCTATTATTAATCAATCTGACCCAATTACAATTACCTTTTTCCTCGAACGGATTCGATAAATGGCTGCTCGTTTACAAGTTACAGACCTTGATTTTGATACAATCAAATCTAATCTAAAGAATTTTTTAAGACAGCAATCAGAGTTTACTGATTACGATTTTGAGGGTGCTGGTCTAAATGTTCTGTTAGATATTCTGGCATATAACACTCACTACAATGCATACTATTTGAATATGGTTGCTAATGAATCGTTCTTGGATAGTGCTACAACACGTGATGCTGTAGTGTCACACGCCAAGACACTCAACTATGTTCCATATTCTGTTACTGCTCCAAAAGCTACAATCAATGTGACTGTTACTTCAACAACAACTGATGCTGATACTGCTACTCTTCCAAGAGGATATACTTTCTATTCAGAAATTATTGATGGAGTTTCATATAATTACATAACAACTGAATCAGTAACTATATCCAAAACTGGAACACAATATTTTTTTGAAAATATAGACATCTATGAAGGACAGTTTATAAATTTTTCACAGACGTATAATGCTATCTCAAATCCAAAATCTGTATTTACTATTCCGAATGCGAACATTGATACACGAACACTGAAAGTTACTGTAAATCCAGTTTCGGGAAATACCGCAGCACAGACATATAATTTAGCAGCAGACATTCTTGATGTTACTGGTTCTTCATTGGTTTATTTTTTAAATGAATCTAATGATGGAAAATTTAAAGTTAGTTTTGGTGATGGTGTAATAGGACAATCATTAACCGATGGTGCAACAGTGAACATGAGTTATCTCATTACATCTGGTGCTATTTCCAATAAAGCAAATAATTTTACAGCAGGATTAACTATCAATGGATATGCTGATATTAGTGTAAGTGTTGTTTCCCCATCTGCTGGTGGTTCTGATCGTGAAAGTGTAGATTCAATTAAGTTTTCTACGGCATCTCAGTTTGCCACACAGAATCGTTTGATTACATTTAAAGATTATGAGACATACATTTTGCAAAACTATACTTCGTTAGATTCAATTTCAGTATGGGGTGGGGAAGATGAAGAGAAACCAATATATGGTAAAGTATTCATTTCGTTAAAACCTAAAACAAATTATTATATTTCTGAAGCAGAAAAGCAACGAATTATTGATGAGATTATCAAACCAAAAGCAGTAGTTTCTACTGATGTTATCATTCGTGATCCAGAGTATTTGTATTTGTTGATTGACAACACAGTACGATATGATGCACGAAAAACATCATTGACTGAAAGTGCTTTGAAAACAAACATACGAAATACTATTTTGAACTATAGTAATCTTTATTTGAATAAGTTTTCATCAAAGTTTGTTTTATCAAAACTTCAAAAAGCAATTGATGGCACAAACTTAAATGCATTTTTTGGTTCGCAAAGCGCACTTCGTGTTCAGAAAAGATTACTGCCTTCATTAATATCAACTAAACCTTATAGTGTAAAATTTAATATACCTTTACGCAGAGGTACGATTGGTAATAGACTAACATCTACATTTTTTAAAACTTTAAATGCTGTGGGAACAGAACAAGAAGTTCAGTTTGAAGAAATTCCACAATCGTTTTCTGGAATTTCAAATATTCAAGTATTGGATGCTGGTGTAAACTATACTTCACCCCCAACTGTGACTATTTCTGGTGATGGTATTGGTGCAGAAGCAGTTGCAATTGTGGTCAATGGAAAAATTGCAAGGATTGAAATGGTGAATAGAGGCATTGATTATACACGTGCTGTCGTTACTATTTCTGATGGTGGTGGATATGGAGCGACTGCTATTCCAGTAATTGATTCACGAACTGGTACACTACGAACAGTTTATTATAATCAACTATCCGAAAGGCAAATTGTCAACCCTAACGCTGGAACTATTGATTATAACTTAGGGACTTTGACAATCAATGATATTAGAATTACTTCAGTTTCCTCTGCTGATGGATATATTAGGTTTACCATACAAGCAGAAAATACAGTAGTTAGCACCAATAGGAATACTATTATAACTATTGATGGTGATGATCCAACTTCTATTTCAACTGTATTGATTTCAGAACAATAATGAGTAATCTAAAAACTTCGGTTCTTATAAGTCGCCAAATCCCTGAGTATATTAGGGATGAGTACCCCACATTTATAAACTTCGTTGAAGCGTATTATGAATTTCTTGAGACTAAACAAAGTTCAGCTAACAATGACTTAGTTACTGCTGCAAAAGATTTAAGAACAAATTTTGATGTTGATGCATCTATCGATCAGTTTGAAGATAACTTTTTTAATACGTATGCTAATCTATTGCCACGTGATGTAAAAGTAGATAAAGCAACACTGATAAAAAATGTGTTACCTTTATATCTATCTAAAGGTTCTGAAAAATCATTCAAGTTTTTGTTCAGAATGTTATTTGATGAAGAGTTGGATATTATCTATCCAAAAAATAATGTTCTTCGTGCCTCTGCTGGTAATTGGATAGTAGACAATAAACTTCGCATCAACCAAGATTTAGCAACTATCTATACGTGTGATGGAACAGTCAAAACTTTTATACTGGCACAATATTCAACTCTTGATGACATTACCATTTATGTGAATAATGTAGCCCAAACAACAGGATTTTCACTACGTAAAGAATATCGTAAAATTATATTTACAACTGCTCCTGCAAATGGATCGGTTGTAAAAATTGTTTATAAAACATTCAATATTGACTTGTTAAACAACAGAAAGATAACTGGAACATCTTCAGGTGCTACTGCTATTGTTGAAAGAGCATCACGAAGAATTATTACTGACCAGTTGAACTTGGGTCTTCCAATCGAATTAGTTATTAGCACAAAAACTTTGTTTGGCAACTTTCAAAATGGTGAAGTAGTAACTACAGATATTGTAGATTCTAATGGTGTTTTAATTTCTGTTCAAGCCACTACATTTTCTATTATTAGAAGAATCAATATTATAAATGGTGGGAATAGTTATAATGTTGGTGATGTTGTAGTGGTTAGTGGTGGTGGTTCAACAATTGATGCTACTGCTATTATTGATGATGTTTTTGAAGGTTATATTGATAACATTAATGTGAATAGTGGTGGTGCAGTATTTACTGATGCATCAGGTATTAATGTATCTGGTAATGCTTCTTCTTTTCTAAGTCTTGTGGTTGATGGTATTGACACTACTGGTGCTAACGCTGGTAATATTTACGCAGTATCAACCGACACAATTTCTGATTTTTCAAGTTTATCTATTTTGGATACTAATTATGGTTTTACTGGTCAAAAAGTTACTAACTCAAATTCAGCAACAAGAATATCGGATGCGATTACTTTTCAGAATCTAACTGTTGGTCCAATCACTAATGTAAAAATATTACTATCAACTACACCAACAACCATAACACCAGTGCTTGATGCTGTAGGTGCTACCTATCAAGTCGCAAATAATACAGTTACTCATACGACAAAAGGATTTGGTTCAATCGGTCGATTCAAAATAAATTCTGGTGGTTCGGGATATATTCCTGGAGATGAAATAGTATTTGGACCTAATCCACGTATGTGTTTTGGGTCTGGAGCGGCCGCAGTTGTTTCTCGTACAAGTGCTACAGGAGCAATCACTCGCATCGAAGTTCAACCACCGAGAATTGCAGGAACTGCAAATATTGTATCTACTAATGCCTACGTCACAGGAACAGGAACATTTTTTAGTGATGAGTTGAAAGTTAATGATAGAATTGTCATTAATAATGAATCTCGTTTTATCTCGACCATCTATTCCAATACATCGTTAAGTGTTAATGTTGCATTTCTAACTACTTCGAATAATAGAAAAGTTGGACTGTATGATAAACTACCGTTGGGTGGTATAAATTATAAAGCAAATAGTTTTCCCGCAGTGACCGTATCTTCTAATACTGGTTCTTCTGCTAATATTGAAATATTTTGTTTGGCATCAGATGGTGAACAACTATCTGCCGCCAACTCTATTGCTCAACCAGGATCAATTCTAAGTGTGAAGATTATTAGTCCTGGTTCGGGATATCAATACTTACCAATCATTGACCTATCTGGTAAGGGTAGTGGAACTGCTACTGCTAATGCGGAGATTGAAAGATCGTATTTGGCAACGGCAGGAAGATGGACGAGCACTGAATCCATTCTGTCTGCTGCTGACCGTAGATTAGCAGGTTCGGGTTATTACATTGATTATGCATACATAACTTCTTCAACTATAGAGTTCACTAAGTATAAGAAGATATTGAAGGAGTTGCTACATCCAGTTGGATTTGTCAACTATGCAAACTATAATAGGACTAGTGAGATTGTTGGAAATACTATTGATACGGCAAATGTTAGTTATATAACAATATCTGGAACAGTAAATGTCAATTCATCCATCTATGTAACTGGAATAAATACTCGTTTCAACATAGCAAACACTAAAGGTATTCTGACTATCGGTTCATATATCTCAGTTAATAATCAGATTAGAACAATTAGTTCTATATTGAGTAACACTGTTTTAAGAGTATCAAGTCCCTTTACACAATATGCAAACTATCAAACAATTTACATTTCAACCACAAGTTCTTGATAAATAGAAATTATGACCACAATAGTAACAACTAAAAAATTGGCATTTAATGCTGCCGAGCAGTTTAAAGAAAGTTTTACTGAAGCATCACCTACTATTGGTTATGTTTTTGTAGGCAATCATTTGGCGTATGCGAATGAATTGTCTCCTGATTCTATAGTTGATACAATTGTTGATGAGAAGGATACGTGGGATAATATGATGGCTGCCAAACGAATCACTGGCAATGATGTTGAACTGGTCATCCCCAAAGTAACATGGACTGCAAATACAAAATATCGTCAATATGATGATACTATTGCAATATCTGATTTAATTTCATCTAATACGTCACAAAACTTAAAACAGATGTATGCGTATACATCGGCACGTAACGTCTATAAGTGCTTATCAAATAATGCTTCTGCAAACTCCACAGTAGAACCTACTGGAGATTATACATCATCCAATGGTAACATCGCAACTGCTGATGGATATATCTGGAAGTACATGTATAATGTGAAACCATCCAATAAATTCCTGGCAGATGCCTGGATTCCAATACCAGTTTCTACAGCACAATTAGATTATAGTGTAAGTAATCTTGGTGTTGTTGGTGGGGAACTAACTACTATTGTTGTGGTAAATAAAGGTTCGGCATACTATCATAATAATGTTACTGTTGCATCGTATGCAACAGGATGTACAATTTTAACTCTTGCCAACACAACAAATGTAGTGGCAAATATGTCAGTTTCTGGTTTAGGTATTAGTGCTCAAGTTTATATTTCATCATTGGATACACCAAATAATAAAATAACTCTATCAAGTGCTGTTACTGCTAATGGTGGTGGAACTGCTGCAAATCAATTATCAATTATTACCAGGATTTATATTG